AAATAAATGGCTAAAGACACGAAAAATGCCGTTTTCATAGATGGAATTGAACATGATATTGATGCGATGACCGATGAGCAAAAAAATTTGATTCATCACGTGGCGGATTTAGACAGGAAATTGGCTTCCGCAAGGTTTAACGTAGACCAATTACAAGTAGGCCGAGACGCATTTTTCAAAATGCTGAAAGATGCACTAGATAAAAAGGAAGAGTAAATGGAATGCCCGTCCAATCCTCAGTGCCAAGAAATTGCAGACAAGTCCGTAAAGAAGGTTTTTGCAATCCTTGGTGTTGATATTGATGATCCAAGTGCCGTGGAAGAATTCCGCGAAGACTTACGCTTTGGTAAAAGGCTTCGCAAATATTCAGACTACGGAACTATGGCATTGATAGCCGCGGTATTTGTGGCATTAGGCGCGGCGCTTTGGGCGGGCATTGTTACAAGGATTTCTGGAAAATGAGTGATCCAGTTGTTCATCCGGAATCGGCAAAAGAAGTCGCCGGTAAGACTATCGGTAAGCAGGGGCTTTTCTACATCACGCTCATCGTATGCGTAGGTGTCGGAGCGTCTATTGTGCTTGAAGAATCCAAAATGGCTGCGGTGATGGGGCTGCTTGGCGCTTCGTTGACCGCTTTGATTTCCATGATGAACGGCATTGCCGGTGCTACTCCTAAGCAGGAGAAGCCGGAATTTGAAGTCATGAAGCAACTCATTGAACGTCTTGACCGCATGGCTGACCGCGACCCCATGTCTGTATCTGTGGAAAGCGATAAGGTCGTAGTCAAGAAGGGTGACAGCGAAGTTCACACTGCGAGGTAAACATGATCCCGATTCCCGCACTTTTATCCGTTGGCGCAAAGCTGATTGACAAGTTTTTTCCCGACGCACAGGCTGCGGAACAAGCCAAGCTGAAGCTGCTGGAAATGCAGCAAAACGGTGAACTCGCGCAACTGAACGCTGACGTTACCGAGCAGCACGAACTGACAGAACGCCTCAAGGCTGATATGGGCAGCGATAGCTGGCTGTCCAAGAACATCCGACCTATGACGCTGGTATTTATTTTGATTACTTATACAGTATTTGGTCTTATGTCGGCATGGGATATTGAAGTCAACAACAACTACGTCGAACTGCTGGGTCAGTGGGGGATGCTGATTATGTCTTTCTATTTTGGTGGCCGGACGCTTGAGAAAATCATGAGCTTCAAAAAGGCCAAGGAATGACCCAACTGACTGCAAACTTCTCGCTTGAAGAACTGACCCGTTCTGAGGCTGCTGACCGAAACGGCTGGGACAACACGCCGAACGCGCAGGAGATTGAGAACCTGAAGCGTCTCGCTGCCTTACTTCAGCAGGTCAAGGCTGCGGTAGGTGGTAAACCCGTGATGATCAACAGCGGGTTTCGGTCAAAGCAGGTCAACGATTCCGTAGGTTCCAAGGACACCAGCCAGCACCGTCTGGGCTGTGCTGCGGATATTCGGGTGCCGGGGATGAAGCCTCGGGAGGTAGTGGAAGCCTGCATCGCTGCTGGGGTTCCGTTTGACCAGATCATCCTTGAGTTTGATTCATGGACTCATGTGTCTGTTCCGAACACGCCGGAGTTTAAGCCGCGCAACTCCCGCCTGATTATTGACAAGCAGGGAACGAGGCCATTCGCATGAGTTCAGCGGTTAAGTCAGATCCGAGCAAATGGAAGCGGGTTGTGGCTTCCGTCAAAGCATCTGGAAAAGGGGGTAAGCCGGGGCAATGGAGCGCCCGTAAAGCCCAGCTTGCCACCCAGAAATACAAGTCCTCCGGCGGGGGTTACAAAGGCGCAAAAAGCGCCGATAATGCCCTTACGAAGTGGACTAGGGAGGACTGGGGGACTCGGTCTGGTAAGCCCTCGACTCAGGGTCCAAAGGCTACCGGAGAGCGATATTTGCCAAAAAGTGCTAGGGAAAAGTTGACGCCCGCCGAATATGCCTCTACTACTCGTGCCAAGCGAGAGGGCATGAGGAAGGGTAAGCAGTATGTCCCGCAGCCTGAATCAATTAAGAAAAAGGTGTGGTGATGCCAGCAGCCGCCGTAATGACATATGACAGTTTGGTTGCCGATGTTCAGTCCTATCTTGAAAGGACTGATGCTGCAACCGTAGATAAAATTCCTACCTTTATCATGTTGGCCGAGCAGGTCATTGCCAATGATATCAAGTTCCTTGGCAACCTGACCGTTCAGGAAAGCAATATGGTTCAGGGAAATCCAATAATCGATAAGCCTGCCAGATGGCGTAAGACCGTCTCAATGAACGTGACGGTAGCCGGAAATAAGCAGCCGGTATTCCTGCGGAAATATGAATATCTGAGGGAATATGCGCCTGATGCTACGGACGAAAAGGTGCCGAAGTTCTATGCGGATTATGACTATACGCATTGGCTAGTGGCACCAACCCCTGCTGATGACTACGCTTTTGAAGTTCTTTACTACGAGCGCGTGCAGCCTCTGGACTCCTCGAACCAGACCAATTGGTTCACTATTTATGCCCCGCAAGCAATGCTTTATGGAACGCTTCTGCAAGCGATGCCTTTCCTGAAAAACGATGAGCGCATTCCGATGTGGCAAGCGCAATATCAACAGGTTATCTCGTCTCTGAAGGGCGAGGATATTCAGCGAATTGCTGACCGTCAGGCTAACGTCTTGGATACCTGATTATGAGCTATACAAGCCCGTTTACAGGAGACGTAATACAGCCGACAGATGTTTCGTATCGGGCGTTTACTATATCGTCCAATACTCAGCTTCAGTGGCCTGTAAATGGAAATGCCACTGATAATTTTGCCGCCAGAATCATGGAGGTTACTGCTTCCGCCGGAAGCTTGAGCCTTTACATGCCACCGGCTAATCAAGTTTCTGTTGGAGAAGACTCTCTGATTAGAAACTTGGGCGCTAATACTTTTACCGTAAAAGATTTTGCTGGTGGTAATACAATTATCTCTATTGCCGCCGGAGAGTCAAAGTATATCTACGTCACTGATAATGGTGATGAAGAAGGAACTTGGGGGATCATTTCTTTTGGCGTAGGAACATCAAGCGCAGATGCGGCAACGCTTGCCGGATATGGTTTGATGGCATCTGGCGCTACCCTGAATCAAGCATCAGCAGTTACTACATTTTCAACCAATAGAAGTGCAACAACTTCTGACAGAGCCGAGCTTCTGGTTTGGACTGCTGGCGCAGGAACATTAACCCTTGATCCTGCGGCGACTCTTGGTAATAACTGGTTTACTCAAGTCAGAAATGCCGGAACAGGGCTTTTGACTGTTGCTTGCTCTGGCGCTGATTTATTTAACGGATCGTCAAGCGTAACTCTGCAGCCATCTGATTCTTGTTTTATTGCCTGCTCTGGAACAGCATTTTACTCTGTTGGCCTTGGAAAAAATACGCAGTTTAACTTCTCTCAGTTAGTTAAAACCGTATCAAATGGCACTTATACCCTGACATCCTCAGAGGCATCAAATGTCATTCAAAAGTATGTGAGCGTAGGCGATTTGACTGGTGATGTAACTATTATTGTTCCGCCTACCATTCAGGTCTATTACATTCAGAACGCTACTTCTGGTGGCGTTTCAAATTACACTGTAACCATAAGCACCGGAGTATCTGGTGGTGGTAATGCGGCAATTTCAGCTGGTCAGCAAGCTACGCTTATTTGCGATTCAATCAATCTTGTAAACGCAAATACTGTTCTTGCTGGATCTACTTCAATCAGCCTTATTAACGGAACCGTATCTACCCCAGCACTGAATTTTGGTAGCGAAACATCGACTGGTGTATATAGGCCTACAGCGGGTCAATTTGGTATTTCTATTCTTGGCACTCAAAGGGCGGTTGTTACTGCTACAGGTATCTCTGTGACAGGATCTGGAACATTTTCTGGCGGCGTATCTGGCGGGACGTTTACATGACCAAGAAAGTATTTTCTCTTGATACAAAAGCTGGCATCCAGAGGGATGGAACTGTTCTTGATAAGCAGTTCTATAACGATGGCCAGTGGGTAAGATTTCAGAGAGGTAGACCCAGAAAGATTGGTGGTTATCGTGACATGACCAGTCAGTTTGATGGTTATTCTCGCGGCATTTACGTTGAATCAGAAGATGGCTACAACAGAATCTTTAATGGATACAACGATGGCCTGCAAAGATTCGTTTGCGATAACAATGGCATTGGCTCTGGAATTTCAGAATATTTATTTGGCGGTCCAATCCTTACGACCAATAATCTGGTTGGCGGATCAAGCTATACCAATGGAACCTATACGACAGTTCCTCTGACTGGCGGTAGCGGAACTGGAGCGGAAGCAACAATCGTTGTTGCTGGTAACGTGGTTACTACCGTTACGATTACGACTGCAGGAAATGGATATGTTGTTGGTGACCAGTTATCTGCTGCGGCTGCCAATATTGGTGGAACTGGATCAGGATTTACTGTTGATGTTGCAACCTCTGAAGATAAATTTACACCTAACAATTTGAATCTATGGCAATTTGATGGATTTTTTGACGCAACAGGCGGCAACAATAATCTAATCCTTGCCCACCCGGGGCTGAATCTTTCGGCAATCGATAATACGGTTCCAAGCGCGGTATTGGCAGGAAGCCCGGGCGGTAGCGTTATGTATCCGCTACAGGATAGCCAAGGCTCATCTCCGACCAATGAATATATTGAAGTCGCTGGTGGTGTAGTTGCGCTGCATCCTTATGTTTTTGTTTATGGTGATAACGGCCTTATCAAGAACTGCTCTGCTGGCAACGTATTTGACTGGAATAGCGCAGACGCAAACGAAACGAATATATCAAGCCAGAAGATAGTAAAGGGCGCGTCTGTTCGAGGCGGCTCTAATGCGCCTTCCGGCCTTTTTTGGGCGCTTGATAGCTTGATAAAGGTTAGCTATGCGCCGACCACTGTTGCCAGTCAAACCTTATATTGGAGGTATGACGTTATTGGCAGCATCTCAATCCTTTCTAGCCAGTGCGTCATTGAGTATGACGGCATCTATTACTGGATTGGTGTTGATAGATTCTTGCTATACAACGGCGTTATCAAGGAAATCCCGAATACGATGAACCAGAACTGGTTCTTCGATAATCTCAACTACAGCCAAAGGCAAAAGGTCTGGGCGACGAAAGTTCCCCGTTATGGTGAGATTTGGTGGTTCTATCCCCGCGGGAATTCTACCGAATGCAATGATGCAATCATCTTCAATGTCCGCGAAGGAACGTGGTATGACGCCGGATCTGCGCTGGGCGCGAGACGGACTGCCGGATACTTCTCGCAAGTTTTTGCCTATCCGGTAATGGCTGGTGAAGATGTTTCTGTGCAGACCACTCTTTTGACGCAAGATATTGTTACTCTGAATACCTCGAATGTAGTGGTTACTGCGATCAATGAGGCGGTTGCGGCAAATCTGCTTTTGGTTGCAACCGGGGTGCCTTCCGGAACTACTATTATTGATGTTCAGCCTTGCTCATCGAACTTTGATGCGACGATTTCAGGAACGACTCTGACCGTATCCGCATTGAATACCGGAACGATCAAGGTTGGTCAGGTGATTTCAGGGGCTGGAGTAACTGCAGGAACCGCGATTACGGCCTACGGAACCGGCACTGGCGGTGCTGGCACCTATACCGTGGATACAAGCCAGACTGTAGGGTCTACGACCACTATGGATGGCCTTTATACCGGATATTACAACCTAGTCCTTTCTGCGGCCTGCACTGCCTCTGCGACCGTTTCAGCGACCTTTGACACGGTTCCGGGCAAGATTAGCCTATGGCAGCATGAAATCGGCACAAATGCCGTTAGCGGCCAGAATCAGGACGCTATTTACAGCATGTTCGAAACTAACGATCTGGGCTGGGTGTCTGGTGGGCCGTCGCAGCCCTCTCCCGTAGGGGAAAACCGCTGGCTGAGGCTGGAGCGGGTAGAGCCTGACTTCCTGATGTCCGGTGAGATGGAGATGTATATCACCGGCAGGCCGTATGCCCAGTCTGAAGATCAGACCACCGGCCCCTATGTATTTGATTCAAACACGAATAAAATCGATTTGAAGGAGCAGAGGCGGGAATTGCGGCTGCAATTTGTCAGCAACACGCAAAACGGCAATTACCAGCTTGGTAACCTGCTCTTGAGTGCTGATATTGGCGACGTAAGGGGTTATTGATGAGTGGTCCGCTGCCGCTTGCAGTTGTTTACGATCCCAGATATCAGACTTGGGACAACTGGTCTAGCTTGATGGTGGAATCTTATGCAGCGCAAAATCTTCAGATTGGGGTTCCTGAAGAGAACTGGAAGGATTGGGCGGTGGGGCTAATGGCTATTGATGTATTTCAGAACGAAGCATTGCCAAACCCTTACCTGTATGAAGATTGGCAAATCTGGGCTGCTGAAGTGGTGAATGCAGTTAATCCAAGATGACAAAAATGAATTATTTTCCGCTTCCAGAGGAAGTTCAAGATATTCCTTTAGATGATTACACTGGTGCGTTAGCATTTTCCGGTGGCGTTGAATCCACTGCTTTGATGGCATGGTTAAAAAACAAAGGAGAAAAGTTTGTTGCTTTTAATCTTGCCATATCATTGCCAAAGCCGCCTTATGGTCCCATTGAAATTTGGCTGGCAAAGCAAAGAATAAACGCAAAAAAAATAGCAAAAAAAATTGGCGTCCCTTTGATCGAATTAGACATGCAAATGACTAATTTGAATACCATTCGACCTGAGCAGCCTAATTACACTTCTTACTCATTCCAGCGTTGGTATATTGGTTGGTATTTAGGTCTTTTGTCTGTCTACAACCCGGAAATAGAAAATCTTTATTATGGATTGAATAATGAAGATACAAGCGCAACAAATCCGGAGATGAGGGCAAAATTAGAATCTGTAATTACTATAATGGCCGGAAAAAATAAGCTGAAAAGTCCGCTTGAGCATCTTTCAAAAAAAGAGCAGTGGGATCTGATACCGAAAGATGTTCAGCCATTAGTTCTTACCTGCTATAACAAAGTTTGTGGGGTCTGCTTCAAATGTTTGGAACGAATAAATTCCGGAATTCCTTTAGAGTAAGGTAGAAAAAATGAAGAAGAAAAAATCAAAAGGCGGCCTTTCTTCAGTCAAAGATTCTACTTGGCTTGATGGCGTATTAAAGCAAGGTCTTTCAGAAGCCCCGAATGTGAAGTGGCCCAAGGTTCTTCATTTCGAAGACGGTGGTGGCGCTGGCGGCGATGACGGTGGTGATTCTGGTGGTGGCGATGATTCCGGTGCTGATTCCGGAGCCGATGCAGGTGCTGATGCTGGAGCCGATGCAGGCGCCAGCGCAGGCGCTGCAGATGCGTCCTCGGATGGCGGAGAATTTGATAACGAACCCGGCATACCAAGTCCTTTTGAAAGTTATGCATTAGCTAGGGCTTATTTTTCTGAAAGGCAACCTTGGGATGCTACCAGTCTTGCTGGTCTATCAAACAGACAGCCATTTAACTTCAACGCTCTTTGGGGCGGAACTCAATATGCTCAAGGTAGAGTAACTGATTTTTCGCATATTGATTCAACACAACTTCAAGCAAATATCATTGCAGCGAATACTCGCAATGAGCTTTGGAACGAATACGATAGGCTTAAAGCTCAAGGCAAAACTCCTGCTAAAAACCCCGATGAAGTGGCTCTGGATTTCTACGTCAAGAACGTAGGTGAAAGCGGAAGCCCATTTGGCTATGGCCCGGGGGTAAATACTGCTCTTATTACCGAAGCAATTAAGCATCAATTCCTGAATAGTCCGGATGTAATTCAATCTACCGGAACGATTTATCAAACTCCGCAAGAAAAGCTTTCTTATATTGAGGAGTTTGGAAAAGCGCACGAAGCTGGTGTTCCGACTTGGCAAACATTTGAGCGGCAGGGATATAGCAAAGATCGATTTGGCTCCCTGATTCCCATGATCATTGGAGGCATGGCGCTTGGTCCATTGGCTGGCGCATTTGGTGGTGGTTTTGCTGGTAATGCTCTTGCTGGCGCATTGATCGGCGGCATTACATCTGAGATCAGCGGCGGTGATTTTGGTAAAGGATTTTTGACTGGTGGCATTGGCGGCGGATTGACTGGCGGCATTTCTGGAGTATCTGAAGCACTACAGGCGGCTAACATTCCAAAATATATCGCTGATGCTGCAATTTCTGCCGGATCAAAAGCAATCATGGCTGGAGCTACTGGCGGTGATGTAGAGCAAGCGATTCTCGGAAGTCTTGTTGGATCTGGCGTTGGTGGAGCTATTGGCGAAACAGGCATTGATCCTTCATTAGCAAAAATAATTACCCCTGTTGTAACAACTGCATTGCTTGGTGGTGACGTTCAATCTGCTTTGGTTAAAAGCGGATTGTCTGCATTAAAAGATTCTTCATGGGGTGTTAATCCGCAACCTTCGCAAGATATTGGCGATATGGTTGGCTCTGAAACGCCGTTCGATCTTGATGATGCAGAGATTGGCGTTGGAGTTGATCTTACTGGCGGGACTGGTATGCCGATTGAGGTTCCCGGATTTTCTGGCGGGCTAAGTGCCGGAGCATATGAATCTTACGATCCATTGCCTCTTGGATATGACACAAGAGAGCAAGTAGCCGCGGATAACGTCGACCTTTACCCGGGCGGAGTCCTTCCTGAATCTGGCTATATGACCGTCTACAATCCTGACGGAACTGTAGAGTATGTTCCGCAAACTCCTGTAAACGTTGCGACGACCACTGGAACGACTTCAGGTGGCGCAGGAGCTACTTCAGGCGGCATTGGAGCCACTGCCGGAACTACTGCTGGGGCTGCTAATGTCGCAGAGCCGGGGTCAATTCCGGGGTATCAACCAAAAGAAGATATCAAACAACCTGTTGCCTTGTCTCCGCTCGGATATTTACCAGCAAGTTATCTGTCTACCGGCAAGTATGAGCAGCCTAATATTACCGATTACTCTCAAATTATTCCAAAGCTTGCCAGCATTTTGG